TGGGTTGTCCATTATGATTTCTCCAATCTTTTGAATGTTTCGGCGATCGCTTCCGGTGTCCATTCCGGGTTTGTAATCGTCTTTAGGGTTAATATAACATCGCGCTTCCCGGCTTCATACTGCAACTGATTCAGATCATCTCTTGATCCGCCCAGCCAGAAGCCGCAATACTGCTCAAGAAACTTGAGCGTTGTTTCTCCAAGTGGCCCTTTGAATGAATAATCAAGCGCCGCTTTGAGTTCTTTAACTTGGATCGGATCTGTTAAGTCGATCATCTTTTATCTTAAATCCTTTTCCGTTGCATATCGTACAATTCTCAACAGCGCTAGATCCATCTTTACATAGCGCCTTGCCATCCTGGCAATCTGTTGCCGGGCATAGCTCAATATCATCAAGCTCGATCATGCGTACTCTTTCTTAAACTTGCGCCAGAAATGCTTATACGAGATCGCCACCTTATACTGTGCCGGGAAATTATCCCATGCGATCAGGCATCTAGCTCTTAACTTCTTTACCTTTACGGCTCTCATAGATTCGCTGCTCCTTTCTCGATCTCTCTCGATTCGGCTACATTCTTATCCGCTTGCGTTGCATCTCTGCCGGCTGTGCTTGCGGCCTGTGCCATCTGGAGCGCCTGGATCTGTTGCTGCTGCTGCGCTCTTGCCTGTCGGATCTCCAATACTTCTTCGCGATCATAGATCATGGAAGCCGGAGCGTTGGTAATTCCCCATAGCTCATCGATCGTTGCGTCAGCATTGATCTTATCGAGCGCTTCCGGTTTGAATTGAGCAATCTGGCCGGCAATGCTCAAGGCATTCGTTACATTATTCATTTCGGATTGTTTTTGTGCCTGTGCAAGCCGGCCAATGAATTTAACATCGTACTCCGGATTAAGGCGCATCTCTTCCGGTATCGGCGGAAGCTTTCCTTTATTCCAAAGGATGCCGATGGATCTTTCAACCAATGGCTGCAATACATCGCTCATGTATCGGCCAACAGCCGGGCCAAGTAATGTCATAGCTTCATTCGCGCGCTGCATTACTTCCGGTACTGTCATTTGCTTGGTAATATCTTGGAATGATAAAAAGGCATTCTTGAACATCATTGCGCCGGCTTTATCAGCGTAATACTGCATGATGTCCATGCCGATATTTACTTTGCCGTAGTTTCCGATCGGAGCAATGTCTTTAGTCGGATCAAGCTTACCTCTCTTGTAATAGTTTACTGCGCGCGGATTGAAATTCATAGGCGCAAGGAATCCAGAATCAGGTACAGCGATCGGCGGATCTGTTTGTTTCATGCCAGCTCGCAGCATCGTATCAGCCATTGTATTAAGCATTCGTACCCAGGGCAAAGCTTTCATGGCCGGAGAATATCCATAGACAACTCTTGGCCGCTTGTAGAATCTATGCGCAACGGCCGGCATGGATTGATAGCCATCTTCCTTTACGATCCGCTTGCTCTTCTCTTCAACCCACACTCCCCGGATCGCCATGTTGTTCTTATCTGTCTTACCATACTCGCGCAGCTGGCGCGGCCCAAGATAGTAAACATAAGGAAATTTCTTATCCGGATCTCTCTTGGCTGCCAGCGCTTCCATTACATCCTTATCAACCTTATCGCCAAACTTGGTATAAGCTTGCTCTGCTGTAAACTCCCAGGGCAAATAATACTCTAGCGGCTTCTCTCTTGAATCTTCTGTAATGTAGGAATTGCGGATCGGTAGGTTATAGAATCGAATATCATCATCGAAATCTTCTTCTAGCATCAATACGGATGTGCCATAAACTCCGGATGCCTTGTAAAAGGCCGGGATCTGATTATAGAAGTTGGATCTGTTAAGCGTGTAGTTAAGCTGATCGCTTACATCTTGCATCCATTGTCGTACAGCTTTGCGCGCGTTGATCTCTTTATCCGGATGCTCTAAAAGAAACCAAGTAGAAGCGCCCGGTGTAAGATAATTTTGAATACCGGAAGCGAGAATATCTGCAAGCTCCAGAGATGTACCATCAAGCAAATAAAGATAATCAAGTTCAGTACCAGGATAGCTTGAGCGATTGATGTTTTCTGTTTCAACATAGAAATAATCATGCAGCGTTTGGTAGTATGTATCAAAATTTGTCCTCGCTCCCTTTAGAGATCCTTTATGTTGTATGATCTTTTCCGGCGATAGCTCTTGTATTTTATCTTCCATCGTTCAACTCCTTAATGTATTGTACCTCAAAGGGCCGGAATCCAAGCCGCTTATAAAATTTATCTAGGCGATCGCTCATGCTGTTACACATCAGCGCCATAACAACAGAAGAAGCTCCGCGCTCTCTTGCAAGATTCTCAAAGGCATCCATCAGTTTCTTACCATGCGATCTGTGATCTTTATCAACATACCATATTACCTCTTGTACCGCGAGCTTGCCGTTAGTTAAATTATGCGTTAAGAATCCGGCGATCACTCCAACCGGTTTCTCGTTAATAACAAGGAAATAGCTGATGTCTTTACATACCTCGATCATCTGATCCAGGCGATCTTGCGTTACTCCCAGGCCGTACTCATCCAGAGATTCATCGCTGAAAGCTTGGCATAGCCGCGTTAGATCCGGGCCAAAGCTCGGATGCCATCCAATTACATTGATCTGTTGCGTTTCTGTTATCATTCGCCTAGTAATGTTTTGGTTGCTGTTCCGCTTTTCTCTTCATTCGATAATCCGAAAGGCGATGTAAAGATCGTATTGTTGCGCGCAACTGCCCGGCGCTTCTTCTCTATTGATTCTTGAGCTGCAACTGTGGCGCTATCAACCGATGGCGGCGCTGGTAATGCTGCTGGCGCTGCCGATTGCGATTTCGGCTGCTGTGTCATTTTGTTTACAGCATAAACTCCAGCTCCGATCGTACCGGCTAATGCCGCAGCTCCCAAGCCGGCTGCCATTGTGCCGCCGATCCCGGCCGCTGTTGCCGCTGCAACAACTGATGTGAATACAGGCATATCAATTCTCCCTTATTGTCCGGTTAATGTCTTTAATGCAATTCCGGATTTCTGGCTTGTGCTTAATCCAAGCGCTCCGGTAAATACTGTTTTCTGCCTTGTCTTTGGCTTATATGTCTTTGATGCTGCCGCTGCTGTTTCAGCTGTTGATGCCTGGCCGGTTGTTGGAGCTTCCGGTTTAGGCGCTGGAGCTGGCGATTCGCTCTTATTGTTACCGCCAAATAATCTTCTTACGAATGATGCCATGTCTTTACCCCCATATAAAGTGATAGCCGAGCGCGATCATGCCGGCGATCATCAAGATCGATAATACGATCCGCTTCCATTTCTCTTTAGTCCATACCCATTGTGATAATGTTTTACCGGTCTTTGCTTTCAGTACCAGCTCTGTGATCCCAAAGAAAACAATCCAGATCGTAAGAAAGATTCCCTGGTAGATCATGCCGGTAGCAAAGCAGAAGATCGGCGCGGCCAGCTGCAAGATCGTTAATACCCATTCATTTGCTTTCATTATCAAACCTCTCTTGTGCTTCAAGAAATTCTTTATGCACTTCAATATCGATTCCATCCAAAAGCATAGCGATCCCATCGTGAACAGTAAGATCTCTTTCGCCTTTGATGAAATCTTTTATTATGCTCTTTATTCGTTCTCTTTCGTTCTCTATCATTTGAATCCAGCTATCTTAAATAGGTTGCCCGATCCCATTGCTTTCGGCTGTATCGGTGTTTTGAAATCCTCGTTATCCTCTATGATCCGGCCAATGAATTGCGTTGCGTAGTAGGCCATCATCAAGCTATCAGCATCATCAGGCGATTTGAATCCTTTGCTCTTCATGATCTCTTTGCTTACAATGATCTTCTGGCCGTTGCTCTTGTGCGTAAACATTACTGTCAGCAATGAATCGATCAGCTGTTGCGGCAATTCGCCCATGTAACCCATGTTTACCAGCTCATTCAGCTTGCAAAACCATTCCGTCTTTACATTAGCATAGCTGTTGAAAGCTTCAACATGATCCGCGCCGCTCCATCCGCCATGAAACTCATTGATATTATACTTGAGTTCCGTAAGCCGATCACATACTCCAACCAAACCATCGGCATCGATCGCCACCGCATCCAGCTTAAAGCGTGTGATTAGATCAATGATCCGGCCGGTAGATTCCATCAAATTCTTTTTACCCCAGCGCTCGATATGCTTGATCTGAAATTTCAAAGGGCCGCGCTTCTGTAATATGGTAGCAACGCAGCGATCATCTCCGTATCTAGCCAGATCCACACCCATAACGATCTCATGATAGCCGCAACCAATGAAATCTGTTTGCTTGCAATCATCCAGCCGTTGCTCTGTAAATAGGAAGTTATCCGCTTCCTCGCGCGGCTCGCCTAACCAAATATGCGCGAAATCATCCGGGTTTCTTTCCTGGCATATCTTTGCTTCATGCCGGAGCGATTCGCTGCAAAAAGGATTGTCGGTATAATTGATCTTAATGTGTAAGCAATCCTCGCGCGTACTAAACTCTTTGAATACCGGATCGTTCTTGAGATTCCTGTTCATAGAGAAGAATACTTTGCTCTTCTGCTTTCTGATCGTTGGGATAATAACATCGAGCGTAAGCTTGGTAATGCTCTGCGCTTCATCGATCCAGAGAATATCAACACCCTCTAAACCTTTGATATTTACCCGGCCTTGCTCGCGAAATCCTTTGAAGAGAAACTCTGTACCGGTTTTCCGGTGTATGATCTTGCCGGCCTGTACCTCATAATTCAGCTGATTTTCAATGATCAGATCTTTAAGGATCGTATAAACTGATTCCTCAATACTGTTCTGGATCTCCCGGCCGCATACGATACGCAGCTTAAAATGGCCGCCGAGATATAATAACATCCGCGCGAAACCTTGAGATTTGCCGCCACCTCTTCCGCCCTCTGCAAGAAAATACTTGTAGAGATTAAATTTATCAACGATTACCAGCAGCTTTGCCGGTAGATCTAACAGAGCTGGAAGCTCCAGGCCCATCAATAACCCTCTTCTTCTGGCGGAGCTGATGTTGATTCAGATCCAATATCAAATTTCAACTCAACCCCATCGCGCTTGATCGTAGGCATTTCCATTACCTTTGCGTTTAGATCAATCTCTTGCTTATCGGAATATCCAAAGTTCTTTAGCATAAAGATCGGGCCGGCTGCTTGATTGCCAACAACCTTTTGCTCGTAGTACGCAACCATTCTTGCGCGCGCCTTTTTAATAGTGTGAGTAAAGAGATCCTTTTTCTCATAATCGTAAAAGCTATGGCGATCACAAAAACCGAGATAAAGCGCTAGGCCGGTTATAGTTGGAGATTTTTCCTCTTCAAAAAACCGGTCGATTGATTCTTGCATAGCTTCCGGAGTTTCAAAGAATGGAGATCCTGTTGGCATCTTAATCCTCTTTATATTCCTGGCTGAATCCCTCTTCCGCCATTGGCGGATCAAGAGTTAATGGATCAACCGCTTCTTTTCCATGCTCTCCGCCACCGATCACACCAACCGGCACATCAGGAGCGAGCGCTTTCTGCGCTGGAGTAGGTACGGAATCAGTTACAGCGCGTTTCTTTGGCTCTTCCGGGCCGCCAGGGATCGCGCAGCCGTTCTCATCACATAGGCCGGCTTCATAATCCGCTTTTGTAAAGTATCGCTTGATCTTTCTCCGCTTTCTTTCTTCCATGATCCATTTTCCTTTCTATCTTTTGGTATTCTTCA